ATCACTTTTTGTAATGGGGACAACTTCAACGATTTCGTTTGTTTTACGTCCATAGGAAATACCCCTTTTAATTTGTATCTGTGAAAGACCCATATTGTAGGTCTGGATAACAAATCGGTTTCTTTTTACTTTGTCGCCTTTGACTATACTTGAGTAAAAGTCAGTCAAGTTGTCTAATACTGCTGCAATATTTGTTTGTATGAATTGCGTGGTTGCAGTTTCTGGTGTAGTGAATGGTGTAATATATGCATTCATCTTTGCAATATAGGAAAGGAATGATTCTTTATTTGTGGCATAGTCTTCGAATAGCGCATTTGCTTCTTCTAGATTTTCTTCCATATTATTTATCGTAAAGTCGGATGCATTGGATGACTCGACATTGTAAAATTTGCGAATATTTTTGGCAATAGGCATAATCCAGAACAATTTCTGATTTAATGACATCAGCACTTTAGCAAGAGGTTTATAGTTTTCAGTGTTATAGGGTCTCGGCGCAGCATTGCCATTTGCGTCGAAGATGGAGTATTCATCGCGTAGCTGGCAGAAACGCTCAATCAAGCTGTGAATATTATTTAATACAGCTTTTGTGCGTTTTTCATTTGGCACTTCGGAAACCAATTCATTTAGCAAATCAGAAGTCTGTTTTTCAATACTGTAACGTTTTTGCTCTTCGGGAAGCTCGACGACCTGGATAATCGGAGCCAAATCATCGCCGAACTTAATTGAATCGGCATCTATTAAAATCTCTTGAAGCATAGACTTCATTTCTTCAACAGGAACTTTTGCCGCAACGTCTTCATCTTCAGAACCGGTGGCACCCCTAGATTTACTTAAAGAAATCGGTTCAATACCTTGCGCTGCATCTTCATCGACGGACTGAAGAACTTGCGCATCAAACTTTGCAGAGGCGGCAGTTGCGGCAGCGGCGGACAATTCGGATGCCTCGTCTACTTTACTGGGAGGGCTGCGTATTTCTATATACTCAATTGGTATATTTTCGGGGATACCTTTATAACCGAAGTCTAAATAGAAAATTTGATCACCGGGGTATGTTTTTACTTCAATCATATCTTCTTCTAAATCTGTGATTTGGCCGGTTATAATAGTGGGTAGATCACCGCCGAAACTTATATTTATCCATTTACCGACAGTTAATCCGTTTTGCCTGGCATAACCAGGGAATTCGGGGCGGTCCAATATATAGATAGACGTAATAGACTCATCAGTGAATCCACCATTTGGACCAATTGTGAGAAGGAGACTCGTGGAAGTAGCAGCATTGACTAATTTTATTTTATTTTGATCGGCGTAAATGATAAGATATATTTGGTCATTTATACTTGAATTCGTAGGGGCAATAATTTGTATAATATCTCCTACGCCTATTGAAACACCGGAAGATAAAGGTGATGAATCTGATGCTGCTGATGCTGGCGGCGGCGGTGGAGAGTCGATGGAAGGCGGAGGCGGTGGAATATCGGGAGACGATTCACCTGATGAAGAAGAAAATTGCGGTGGAGGAGGAGGAGGCAATTCATCTTCAGGGGGCGAGGATGAGCTATCTGGTTTTTCGGATTTTTCTAATTGTAATGATGGTGATAAAGCTGGATCTGGATTTGACATTGCTTTATATATTATAATAGAATTTTTTATAAATAGTTAAATATGAATATAATGTTTAATATAATGTTTAATATAATGATTAATATAATGATTCAAAACACCCCCTCCCTCAAAACAGACCTATCAACAAATTAGTTAATAAAATATATATAAAGAGAAATCAATATAATAATATACATACACAAGTTACGAAAACTACTGTAATCCAATGTTTGCTCTGAAAAAGAACGAGGGTTTTGATAGATTGCTGAAGATGATTGGTGAACAGAATGAGAAAAATGTTGACCATTCAGTCGAAATCGAGAAAATCCTTAATAGTCTTAAATTAACAATGAAAACTTGGAAGACAGTTATTGGGATGTATTATATTATCAAGTATGATAAGACGGCGCTTGGACTTACACAGGAGGATTTCGCATCTATCGGATTATTGAGATCTATTGTTGTGGATGAAAGCGGCAAGGTTGTTTCATATTCTCCGCCGAAATCGCTTAATATCACTGGTGAGAGAGAGACACATTTCAACAAAAACAATATAATGAGCCCTGTTGGCGACGAGAATACAAACGAGTGGGATGTAGAGGAGTTTGTAGAGGGAACAATGATTAATATGTTTTGGACGCAAAAGGGGGAGAGTTGCTGTTGGGAGATTGCGACGAAGAGCACAGTAGGTGGGAATGTTACTTTTTTCTCGCCGAAGAATCCTAAAGACACTATCGAGATTCGTGAAAAGGATACATTTCGTAATATGTTTTTTGAGACGTGTTCGAAGATTGGTCTAGACTATGCGAATTTTCCGAAGGAGTTTATGTATAGCTTTGTATTACAACATCCCAAGAATAGGATCGTGTTGCCAATTACTGAAGCGAAGATTTATCTTATTGGGTTGTATATGATCAATCAAGACACTCTCGAAGTGAATCAGTTGAATAGGGTCGGATTTATTAAGAAATATTGCGGTGATTCCGTATTGACTCCTAAATCGTTGTTTTCTACGGATTATACGGTCGCTGGATTTCTGAAAGAGTTTGCTTCGATGAATTCGCCATATAATCTGATGGGGGTGGTGTTTAATAATATGGTTACAGGAGAGCGTATGAAATTGCGTAATCCGAACTACGAATTGGTGAAGAATACGAAGGGAAATGAAAATAAACTGATGCTACAATATTTGTCACTTCGGCACGGCGGACGCGTTGCCGATTATTTAAAATCATTCCCTGAGTATAAGGGCGATTTCGCGGTATATAGGAATAGTGTTCACGCATTCACGAAGAATCTACACCAGAACTATTTGGACTGTTTTGTATTCAAGAAGAAACCGTTTGGCGAATTCCCGCAACAATATAAGAAATATATGATTATGTTGAACAAAAAATATATTGAAGAGTTGCGTGAAAATAGGAATTGTGTTACATTTAACTATGTGATGGAGTTTGTGAACAAGGTCGAACCGGGAGCATTGTTGTTCTCGCTGAATTATGTAGTGAGGGAGCATAAGAAAGTGATTCAAAGATTGGAGGAACCGGTAGAATCGGCAACCGCCGAAGCCGACGTAACCACAGAATCGATAACAATCGAGAAAGAGAAGATAAAACTAGAGTAAGACGATTTACGATTTACGATTTACGATTTAACATTATGATTATATCTTGATTATAATGTTAAAAAATTGATTTCGTCAATGAACGATAAATATAAAGCAGCAACAAAAGCAAACAACCCACGCAAAACAAACAAGCAAAATGGTCAAGACAAGACAACAGCAAGCAAAACAATCACAATGCTCTACTCAGTATGAGACAGGTGTTCAGACGAGATTGAGATCCGGCGCACGCAAACTGGAGAGAGTAGAATTACCAACGATCATTCTATCAAAAGAAATGAAGAAACGTTTTCAAATCAAGAAAGCAATCGCGAAGAAGACAAAAGAAATCCAAATCGAGCAAAAACTAAGGAAATCGATCAAGTATCATAAACAATTCAAGGCACACCACCAACAAACCAATGACGAAATGCTGGCTGTATGGAAGAATTTGGATTCAGCATTCGAGCTTATTGACGGGTTGTGTAAGTTCAGAGACCGTGTAGAGGGTAGGTGTTAAACATTTTCAGAGTGGCAAATAAATATAAATAAATATAAATAAGTATAAATGAATATAAATATATTATTATATTTTTTATAATAATATATTCGCGTGGAATAAATTCAAGTAGTATGAAAAACAACAAAAAACCACATATGTGTTTGAATATGATAGTAAAAGACGAAGCACATATTATTGAAGACACATTAACAAAATTACTGAAAAAAATAAAAATAGATTACTGGGTTATATCTGATACTGGATCTACTGATGATACAAAATCGGTCATTACTACTTTTTTCAAAAAAAACAATATAAATGGTGAAATATATGACGATAAATGGAAAGATTTTGGATATAATAGAACAGCAGCATTAGCCCACGCCTATAATAAAAGTAAGTATGTGCTAATTTTCGACGCTGATGATGAACTATGTGGCGATTTTGTATTACCAAAAGAAATGAACAAAGATGCTTATTATTTACAGTTTGGCGATGCTAATGGAACAAGCTATATTAGAACACAGATTGTAAATAATCACAAGAAATGGAAATATGTTGGTGTATTACACGAATATATCGCTTGTTTGGAAGAGTCAAATGGAACAGAAGTAATAACAGGTAATTACTATACTGTATCTGGAAGAACAAGTAGTCGCAATAAAGCAGGAGACAAGTATCTGAAAGATGCAGTTATTTTAGAAAAGGCATATGATGAAGCGTTACAAAATAAAGATGAAATCTATAATAGGTATGGATTCTATTGCGCAAATAGTTATTACGATGCCGGAAAATACGAAGAGGCGATTAAATGGTTCAAAATAACACTGAATAATAAAAACTGGGATCAGGAGAAATATATGTCTTGTTTGAAGGCATATAGTTCGTATAAAAATATTGGCAAACAAGAGGAGGGTTTTTATTATCTTGTAAATGCCTTTAAATACGACAAAGAAAGAGTCGAATGCTTATATGAATTAGTGCATCATTATTGTGCCACCGGACAAAATGAGGTAGCCTATGGATATTTCAGCATAGTAAAATCATTTTACAATGAAAAGTATGTAAATAGCAACATAACTGATAAGTTGTTTGTTGACGTAAGTAAGGGTAATCTATTTTTACCATACTATATGATAATTGTCGCGGATAAAGTAGGCGACAGAGATACAGGCATTAAAATGTATAAGATTATATTCACTAAAAAACATCAGGAAAAAAGCACATTTTTTATAGGAAATATTCTGTATAATTTACAATTTTTTATCGAACACGCCAAAGATGACCAAGAATTTTTAAACCTCTTTAAAGACTATATAAAATTCTTGTTGTCCATCGGATATCACGTATATGATCACGAGTTTATGACAAAGTATGAAAAATATGGTATAGAAATACCACAAAATGAAGAGTATAAATTCTCGAAAAATGACTGTAGTGTTAGCAACAAAATACTACTGTATGTAGGATATTCACCGTGTAAATGGAACTACACATATAGTTTAAACAATGCTCTAGGTGGGTCGGAAACAGCGGCATTATGTTTGGCGCGCAGCTTTCCCAAAAGCTATGAGGTGTATATCGCGGGAGATTTAGAAGAAGAGAAAGTCGATAATATCACATTTGTGAACATGGATAGTTTAAAAACAATAGTAAAAGATACAGCATTTTATATGACTGTTGTATCAAGATATTTGAATTTTTTCGATTTTTATAGAAGATATTATTCATATAAGACATTTATATGGGGACACGATATTGCTCTATATTCATATGGCACGAATATGTCACCGGAACAAATACTAACAAAATGGGCAAATAAGATAACAGGATGTGTGTGTCAGACGGAGTGGCATAAGAATCAATTCATTACATTATATCCTATGTTAAAAAATAAAATACATATTATCAATAACGGTATTGATGTCGAACTATTCGATAAAAATATACACCCTAATAGTGATAAAATACAAAATAGATTTGTTTATTCATCGTGTAGCGAACGAGGTCTTGATAGATTACTGGAATTATGGCCGCGTATATTGGAGAAAAAACCTGATGCCGAATTATACATATCATCATATAATGATTTCCCGAAGAATAGCAGCGAAGAAAAAATGAAAGAAACAATTGGCAAATATCCGGACAGTATAAAACACGTGGGTAAATTAACGAAACCAGAGCTATACAAGCTTATGATGACATCCGAATATTGGTTATACCCTACTTGTTTTAACGAGACATCGTGTATTACCGCAATGGAACTGCTAATGTCTGAAGTAATATGTTTATACTATCCGATCGCTGGACTCATAAATACAATGGGTGATTATGGTATTCGTGTAGAAAGGGGAAATGAGGTTGACACGATCGTTAACTTGACCACCGAAAGAAAAAATGAAATGAAAGTGAAAGGGAAGGAATACGCTACTTTGTGTAGCTGGACAAATCGCGCAATAGAATGGCAACAAATGTTCGAATCAAATAAGCAAGGCATTACCGAGAAGATTATCGAAAATATAGAGGACAGCGCAACATATTCGGATTATCCGATATATGTAGTAAATCTAAAAAAACGCGAAGATAGAAGAGAGCAATTGAAAAGCAAGATGGAGAAAGCAGGCATTAAAAGTTACGATTTCTTTGAAGCAGTAAATGGCAAAGAACTAGAGCCTACACCGGAGTTATTTTCTTTGTTTGAAAGGAATGATTTTTATAATAAAAAAGGAGTTATTGGATGTGCACTCAGCCATATAAAGCTATGGGATAAATTAATAAATGATAAAAAAAATGATTTCTATGTAATTTTCGAAGACGATATAAACTTTTGTCCCAATTTTAATAAACATTTGGATTCGGCGTGTAAATTATTTATTGAACAGAAATTGGAACATTTGGCGTTAGGCGAATATCATTCAAAAAAAACATTCCCATCATT